AATACGGGGCGGAAAGGAAAGTATATAAAACCGCCCCAGTTCATGATTTACTTACGTGGTTTTTTACTTATTGCGTTTTGTGTTTCTTTAATAAAAGCATCTCCTGATGATAAACTCTCATCTATTCCAACATTTGGAAGATAAGCAGTATCAGGATACGTACCTTTAATCATACTTGAAGGCATTTTACCTTTATTATCTGTAATAGTTACAGAATTGTAATATTTCTTTTTTGCCATCATTGACTCCTTGTAGAAACTATCCATAAAGGATAAGGGTTATTCCCTCTAACTACACCATGCAGCTATCGGTATTTTAAATATCTTTCTTTGCATTAATTACTTCTTCATCTTGCTTTAAGACTTTAGACAATTCAGCAAGTTTTCTTATTTCTTCCCATGGAATATTTTTTAATTCCTCTAACGTCTTAGCTATATTTAACTTGGCTTCTTCAATCTCTAACATTGCTTTTGCTTTTCTCTCATTTGAAGACTCAAGATTATCTACTACCTTACTTTGACGTTCACTTGAACCGGAATTATCATATTGTGCCTTTGCCTCAAACATATCAATTCTTGCTTTAGCTTCTTGTTGTTCTAATTCTTGTGCTTGTTGTGCTTGTTGTGATACCGCTTCTTGTTGTTTATTAAGCGCTTCTACTAATTCTTTTTTATTCTGTATTGTCGCAGCATTTATAATAAATTCTTGAGGTACTTCAATACCAGCCTCTTGTTTTAATTGCATAAGCTGACTGAAATTAAGCTGACGTTGTGTAGATGTATCAAAGCCCTCTTCAATTACACAGTCATATATTCCAAAGTTTCTATTATAAAATTGTTCACTTGGTTCTTCATTAATAATTCTTTTTATCTTGGCAGGCATAAAATTTAATTGCGTTAATTTTATATAATTATCACCACATAATTTCATTGCATAATCAAGATTATCAAACACACTTTGTAATGATGTTAAACCTGCACGTTGCCTAAACATACTTAATATTGCTGCCTTATCATCTATTGCAGAACCTAATAACTCTTCGTTTAGTCCAACAGTACTTGCTACAAGTCTTTCTAGAATATTTGATACTTCAAGTGTAGTAGGTGCTAATGGTATAGGTTGAAGTTGCGTGACTGCATCCTGCATAGCAAATTCAGACTTAATAGCTACGTTCTTACCCTCACCAGTTTTATTAACATCATTGATATCAACAAGAGCATCAGGTTTATAAAGTAACCCAGTATTAATTTGTTTTGTTAAACCTTCAAGTTCTAGTTTTTTACGAATGTTATAAAAATAACTAGGATCACGCATCGATCTTACAAGACCTTGTATTCTTCCAGAATACGTAGTTAATTCAGGCCTAAAATAAGCAAATATTGGTACAAAAGGATAACAATCTAATCCAGTAGGATTAAGACCATCATAAATAACTCTATTGTTTACAATGATCGCAACTTTAATAGTTGGAATATATCTTTCTTTTATTTGAGCATTAGGAAACTCAGACATCACCTCTTTTATATGCTGTTCATCATCATGATATATTTCTACTACTGCCCCAGTCTCTGAATCTACCATTATCTTTTGCTTACGTGCATCTGCATAATAGAATTCATCATATGTATAAAATTTACCATTCTTTGAATGCATAGATTCAGGCATATATGTAAATTGATAATCTGGATTTTCTACAGTATCTAATTTCTCAACATCGTAATCAACACGACCATCTAATAATGATTTTACTTGTTGCAAACTAAGATACGATCTTTTCCATATTCCATTACAATCAGATAAATCTTTCTTCCTAAAAAAGGTATCTATCATTATAGAAGTAACCGGACAGTTACTTAATTTAATATTTCCTGAAAGTGGATCATCTCTATAATCTACCCACATTTCAAGAAAGCTAAGCCCAGTTATCATTGCATCATTGAACCCATCAGAAAATGTTTCTTGAACCTTGTCTTTCTGAATAGCCCACATTAAAACCTTGGTTAATTGATCTGCTGTATCTTGATCTGCATTTTCTACAGGTACAACATTTAAAGAATTACGAGTTCGCCGTTGATAACCGCTAACTGAATTTATTCCATTCCTTATTTTGTTTATAACTAATGGTTGAGAGTTTAATGGATACGGGGAACCATGATAATCTAAATAAACTGAAGGATCTCCAGCCTCAAATAAATAATCTCGATGAGCATCATTCCAGACAGTCTGATTTTGAGCAATATGCGTCTCCCTAAAGTCAGAGAGACGCCCTATAATATTTCTGTCTTCTAAATTAGCCGCATCAACCTTTATTTCATTAAATAGTGACATTATCCTTCCTCACTTTTAATTATGTAAATAAACAGTTAATTACGCTAATGATATTAGTTTACTAATTTGTTTACAATAAAACCTTAAAAAGATTCTGACGAGACGGGACTTAATGCCTTATCCTGTACTGGAATCACAACAACGTTAGTACTCAATAACATGCATGAAACAGCTACCGCATTGTTTAAAGCTGTTAATGTTACCTTAGTAGGATCTACAATACCTATTTCTATCATATTACCCACTTTCTCTGTAATAACATCAAGAGAAACATTATCTCCACTTAAATCAAAACCTGCAGAAGAACTTATTCCAGCATTTTCTAAAATAACCTTGAACGGTTCTTTAATTGATTTCTCTAAAACTAAAGCACCAAACTTTTCATCACCCTTAAGATCAATCTTGCTTAGTTTTTCAGCAGCCTTCAATAAAGCAATGCCACAACCCGCAACAATTCCACCTTCTTTTGCTGCCTTTGTTGCATGTAAAGCATCATCAAGTCTGTCTTTTTTATCTCTCAACTCTGTTGCCGTATTTGCACCAACTTTAATCACAACAACACCATCTGTAAGTGCTGCTATTCTAGCTTTAATATTATCTTTATCATAATCAGTAGTAGCTATTCTTAATTGTTGTTTAATTATGTTTATACGATCAAGAATATCTTTCTTTGCATCGTTATAGCCAACAATAATAGTGCTGGTTCTATCAATCTTGACACTCTTAACCTTGTAAAGCTTATCTTTCTCAGTTAAAAACTCAGAAATAAACTTAGGGTTATACTCATTGATAATGCTTTCTGAAATTATTGTACCCTTGGTAACTGCCGCTAGGTCAATCATATGCTCTTTTCTTCGTTGACCAAAAGCAGGTGATTTGACACAAACAACGTCAAGTAATTTATGCGTCTTGTTGTAGATTAATGAGGCAAGAGCATCGCCATCTATATCTTCAGCAATAATTAAAAGAGGTGATTTCTTAGCTGCAACCTTTTCCAGTAAAGGTAAGATGTTTTTTATATAATTTAAATTGCCATCAAATAAAAGAACATAAGCATCTTTATACTCACATGTACCCCTATCTGGCTTATTGATAAAGAATGGTGAAATATATCCATTATCAAACTTAATTCCTTGAGTAAGCTCTACAGAGTTTTCAGTGCTAGCATTCTCACCTACAAGTATTACACCATTATCACCAGCCTTATCTAAAGCCTCTACTATAAGATTAGATAATACTTCATCATTGTTTGACGATACTAAAGCTACTTTCTTTATTATCTCTTTGTTGTCTGCAGAAATAGAATTCTTACTAATCTCTTCTGTTACTATCTTTGCCGCTTTCTCTATTCCTCTTTTGACATCTGTCATACATGCATTGTAAGCAGATATTAATTTCAATCCTTCTCTGTATATGGATTGAACTAAAACTGTTGCTGTAGTTGTACCATCACCCGCTACTTCAGCAGTCTTTAATGCTGCCTCTTTTACCATCTTTGCGCCAGTCTCTTCAAACTCATCCTTGAGAGTAATATTTCTAGCTACAGTTACCCCATCTTTAGTAATAGTTGGATAATTATATGAGTTAGCTAATATAACATTTCTTCCTTTTGCTCCAAGAGTTGCCTTGACTGCATCACTTATCTTGTTAACACCAGCTAGTAATTTTTCATTGGCTTTTTCACCAATCAATATTTCATTATGCATTCTCTTCACCCTTGATTATTCCAATAATATTTTCACTCTTAATTAAGCTGTAACTAATCCCATCAAATTGATAGTTAGTTGTACTGTGAGGTAAATAACCTATGATATCCCCTTTTTTCATTGTCTTTATCTTATCTCCAACAGATATGATTTCACCCCTGTACTCTGATTTCAATGTACCTAATAACTTAGTTGTATCCTCTTTACGTAGAACAGGTTTAATCAATACCCAATTTTCTAACATTTCCATACCCATATTACTTCCTTTTATTAAAACTATTAAAAAAGCCACTCTTATCATTCATATTATACTTATGCTTTAAAAACGATTCTTCCAAATCTTCCTTTTTTACATTCTCATTAAGTCTGTTCATTCCTGCTGCCAAGTATCGCATCGCATCGGCCATGTGAGAATACTTATCATGTCTTGGACTGTCAGTATATTCTTGTAGCTTCTCACTCCATTGCTTCCTGTAATTCTCTAAAGCCCTGACCAATCCCTCAGCATTAACTTCATCTATCCTTACACGCGATAATAACGTTCTTACATTATCTATACCCTCCTTAAGTCCAAACCTTTTATCGCCAAACTTAGTTACTGGCGTAAGATGAAAACCTAATCTTGACGCCTTCTCAGCCCTTGTCATTCCTCCACCGTATTCATGCACCGCTATATCATGAGGCACCAGGTGTTTCCCAAAAATATAACCATGCGTATCTTTAAGTTTATTCAGATATGAAAGATAATGCTCAATATATTCTTCAGTATTTTCATATGTGCGTATAATTCTAATTGAATCGCCAATTTTTTGAAAAAAGATTATAGAAGTTGGGTCCTTATAGCCCAGGTCCCAAGCCGTATGGACTGGATAGGACGGCTCATGGGGGATATCGGTAATACAACCATCCTTACGCATCCTGTCAAGGTACTTACCGTAATATGTACCTTCAATACCCGCATCAAATCGACACCAGAACTCTTGCAAGGCGTGATCTTGCGAGTATTCTCCATTAGCAATATCTGTTTCTATAGTTTCTATTGGAATATGTCCAGTTTGCTCAACATTATAATGCTGTGAGTACCAATCCTTAGAATCTTTAGAAATATTGTATAAATCATAAAAATGATTACGACCCCTTGGAGTAGATATAAATATAGACCATCCCTTAGATTCCATAATTGCAGGACGTAAATATTTATAAACTTCCGGACTCTGTTTTGCATACTCTGAAAAGATAGCACCTTGAATCGAGACTCCAACAAGCCTATCTACATCTTTAGACCCTACACATTGGATAATTGAACCGTTATAAAGTTCCCATCTCATTTCTTGTTTGTTAAGTGACTTAACAACTTCCTTGGGCATAAAATCTATATAACGCTGTCTAGGGGTTTCAGCATCTCCAGCAGTAACAGATTGAAACATAATCTTCTTACCTTGAGAGTACGTTGGGTACACGATATAGTAAGACCCCATGTATTTAAGCGCCTCCCTTAGGCATAGTTGGAAAGAAAGTAAATCTTTACCTGCTCTACGAGGCCATACCAGCATAAACTTAGAATATTGTTTAGTCTCAAAGTTATAGATAAAATCCTTTTGATAGTCTCTTGCTTTGAACTTATCTAATGTAAGAGTAACTTCGAGAGGTATTTTATTTTTTGGTATTAGGTTCATTGATTTCTTCTTTTTTAACTAAGTCGGGTATAACTACATTAATTGTAGTTGGTTTAGATTCTTCTTTATTATTTAATGATGCTTTCCATTCTAAGAGTTCTTTCCATCGTTCACTATAAAGAGGCATTGAAACAACAACACCAGAACCATTCAATTGCTGTAAAAGCATACCGCGCTCACGATTAGCACCAAGACACATTAAAGCAAAGCGATGTGCTGCCTTAAGTTTACTCGAACGCTTCATAAAAAGAGCAAAGCTTTTATCAGTACGACCAACAGACCGTAAGAAATCTTCAAATACCAAGCGTTCATTCTCTTCTGCACCTAATACCCATTCTACAAGTCTTGCAGCTAGTTGCTCTAGTAATGCATCACTAACAGGCTTCTCTTTAAGTGTGAAGATATCCATGTAAAGAGTTTCATCTTCATAGAATCTTTTAAGTTTCTTCTTTTTGGTGGAGATTTTTCTTACTCGTGGCTTATACTTCATACACTTGCGAGCTTCAGTTGCTACTTCTTCCGGGTTTTTACTCACTCCCTACTCCTTTTTTAAATTAATAAATCTACAGAGAAATGTGTTAAATATATAATGTCGGGAACTACAAAATAAGAATCTAAAATCATACTTACCCTTCGTATTCTATTAATCTTATCTCAATTCTCGGGTTATCAGAATAAACCTTTTGAGTCAGTAAATGATACACTTGGCAGTCATCACGGAACAAAACACCATTACTTGCATCTAATACTATCTTGCATAGATTATCAATATCACCATTCTTTTTAATACAAGGTTTACCTATAAGCAACGTTTGTTTCTTCTTGGATAATGATTTCGGAATAGGCATAAAGAAGAATAGCGATAGTATTATAGGCTTAATTGAGGGTATATAATTGTTGGGCAGTTGTGCTTTAATTTCGAACGACATTCTTTGTTGAATAGCAGACTTAGGATTAAATGTGTGATGTCTATTTACTCTAGGCCGCGCCGCTGGAGTCGGGTTTAATAGCAAGATTATTTTCAAGACTCTCCTTTAAGTAATTCAAGAAGTGAACGGTCTATTTTAGCAACATCTACTAATTGATATTTAACACGGAAAAGACGAGAGCTAAGGTTTGCGTTCCTTCTTGCGTTGCGTTCTCTTCTTATTTGATTAATTTTTAATGCTCTTTGAAAGTCCTCAACATTATCAAAATAAACTCTTCTATCTTCTATGCAGTTATTAATTGCGGCTAAGTGTTCTAAATCATTTTTATATTTTTCAATATTTATCATTCTTTTTCCACTTTAAGTTCTTCTTTAATTATCTCTTTTAAATAATCCTTGATACAAATCCAGTGGTTAAGCTTCTTGGTTCCGTATTTAGTATCATGAATGTATGTATCTTCTATCTTGTAACTAATAAACACCTTACCTTGATTATCAAGTTCATCTGTAATATCTTCTGAAGTTCTAGAATCAATTAAGCCTGTTTTGTTGTATTCGTCTATGTTTCCGCATTTAACACACAATATTTGGATGTCGTTACTCTTACACT